CGGTCCGCTCTCAAAACCTCACGCTAGAGCGCGAGTGTGCTCCGTGGAGTGTGACACGCCACGATGACGGGTCAGGTGTGCTCGGGGGTGAAGGTCAGAGTGAACGACTGTCCGAGTTCGAAGCGCTCAGCGACGGAGTCGAGCACTGTCATCCCGAGCGACAGGGCCGGGGTGTACTTCGCCCACTCCTTATTGCGGCCAGGGGCATAGTCCGGGCTGAAGTTGAGGATGGTCTGTCCGTCGGTCACGGCAGTCTTGCCGGTGAGCCGGATCTTGGCTGTGGTGTTCATGTTTCTCAGTGCTCCTTCAGGGGCGTTGGTAGGTGATCTCGAACGTTTCGAACTGCTGCCACAGGCCGCCGACCAGGTCGGGGGCGCCGTCGTAGTTGGCTTTGCGGGTCATGACTCGCGCCGTGGTCAGGGCCATGGGTGTGACGTACCCGGTGCGGGTGCGGGCGGCGATGCGCAGGCGGATGATGTCGAATAGGGCGCGGGTCTCGGTCTCCGTGGCACACAGGGCCTGTATGCCGAGCGCCAGGTACAGGATGTCGTGGTATTCCGACACGGCCGCGGCTGCGACTGGTGTGGACCCAGGCAGCGCCGAGCACACTACGAACGGCAGGAGCGTCTCAGGAGGCGGCGTGTCCTGCCACATCGTCAACGCCTTGCCGCCCACGGCCGCCGGCAGAACCGTGCCCAGCCACGTCTTCAGCTCGGCGACAACCACGCTCGGCTGCCAGATCGGGTCAACCATCAGTGGCACTTCCTCTCACACGGCCAAGGACGCCCTCGACCGCAGATACGGCCGCGGCCTGGAACAACGGTTCGATGGTGTCCCCAGCGGGCTTCCAATGCGGGAACGCCGACTGCTTGTAGACCCGACCCAACGAGTCGACCCCGACGAACCCGTACTCGAGGCGGTTGCCCTGCAACGAGTTGGTGTACACGTCGGCCTCGACCGCGCGCTCACCATCGAGGGTGCCTGAGCTGAACGACAGAGAGATGGCGCGGCGGTAGTCACCGGTGGCGACGTTCGGACCCGGACCGGTGCCCTCAATGTGCGGGCGGCCGGGCTTGTGGAACCCTGTGGACGCGTTGATCCGGACCTCGTTCTGCAAGCGCATGCCGTACTCGCGGATCGTGGACTCCATGGCTTGGCCGACCTGGTGGCCGATCTCTTCGAGGTCGATCAGGGTCCCGGTGAAGGACACCTCCACAGACAGGTCGTTACTCATCGGCTTCGCGCCCGTCCAAAGAGTGGTGAGTGACGACCCACCCGATGGTGCCGTCCTCCCTGGTCACTGGCTCGGTCGTCGTGCCACAGACGCAGTCGTCGTTCTCGTCGTGGGCGATGACGTCAGCCAGCGGCAGAACGTGGACGTGCTGCCCCCGGTCCGTGGTGGCAGACTCCCAGGCGGCCATCAGTCGGCCAGCAGGTACGCAGCCAGGGCGGGGTTGCGCTTGAGAGTGTCGAGTAGGAGCGGGGCGACCATAACGACCCAGTCCTCCTCGCTGCGCTTGCGGTTGTCCAGTTGGCCGGCAGCGAAAGCGACGGAGTGCATGACCTCGTGCAGCGTGGTGACCTTGCGCATCTGTGGCGTGGTGTTCGGGTGGATCAGGATCTGGCCGCGCTCATGGTCGGTGTAGCCGTACATCTCGGCCGGTTCAGCCTTGGGATGTTCGACCCAGGCGTCGCCGTAAGTGGTGAGGTCGTACGCCAGCGGGCCGACCGTGATCTTGGCTGGCATATTTTCTGGCATATTTTCATGCCGTTTCTTCGCCATCAGACCTGCCCGGTTTCGGGGTAGGCCGCCACGGTCAGGTCACGGATCGCACCCGCGGAGGAGTCAGGAATGGCCTTGACAATGAACTTCCGGGACACCGACAGCCGCGGGTCACGGCAGGCCAGGACAGTGAACACGTCACCAACCAGCACGTCGACGACCGCGATAGGCAGGACCAGGCGCCACGCGTTGTCCGCCCGGATCGTGCCGGGGTAGGGCTGCCCGTTCGCGCCGCCGGACTGCGGGACCAACAGGGCAACCGTGTCAGCCACAGTGACCGTCGCAAGCACCACTGTCTCTTCGAGCGTGTCCGGGTCCACCGTGACGGTGTCCTGCCTTCGTTGACCCTTCACGCGTGTCCCGCCGGTCGTCATGGCCTGCTCAGCCAACGACTGCGCGCGGGCGAAGATTGACGCCAGGTCAAGGTTCACTCGGGTGCCTGCCCGGTCTCAATGGCCTGCGCCATCTCGATGAGGACCTCGAGCGCGGCCTCGATCGGGTTGCGGTTGAACCCTCGCGTCAACGCAGCCTGGGCCAGGTGGTCGGGGTTGACCGACTGCAGGAACTCCACCGCGTGCGCGCCCTGGATGATGTGCACCTCAGCGGGCCCGTCGTAGGTGACCCCAGCCAAGAGCTCGAGGTAGACCTTGGTCGGAATCTTGCTGTTCCCGCCCTGGATGGTCACCCCGCCGGCGGCGACCCGGTTGGACAGGTCGTGGCCGTCGACGGTCAGCTCCCCGCAGCCGAACGCGTCGATGGTGACATGGACCGGGTGCAGCTGGATCAAGGCTGGGGTCGGCGGGCAGTGCGGTCCGTCGCACTTCTCCCCGGCGCAGTCGGCAGTGTGGACGTAGGCGTCGGTGATGGTGTCTGTGGGCTCAGTCATGCCGCCAGTGTGCCGATGTGCCGTGTGGTGTGCGACGTGCCACGCCTAGGCTGAACGCCTTGCTTGCAGGGCTGCCAGGCGTTTCGCTGCGGGCCCACGCGCCACCGAAGCAGCCGGTGCCATGGTCCCGTTGCCCCTGCGGTCGATGACCTTACGGAACCCCACGTCGGATCCGGCAGCTGCGTCCTTGAGCTGCTGGGCGGTGAACTGCGGGCCCTTGGGTGTGGCGCCGATCAACGACTTGACGTCCGGGCGCGGGATGGTCACGCGTCGACAATTAGGATGAGCTATAGGCACCGAGCGGGCCTCAGCGATGGGCAGGATCAGACCGTTGGCCTGGCGGGTGTCGTCGTGGGAGAGCCATCCGCAGTTGGGTCCGTCCATGACCTCCATGAACTTCACCTGGTGGCCGTCGGCCTGGTTGAACCCACCTACCTGGTAGGCCTCAGCGGTCTTGGTTCGCACGACCATGTCCGCGTAGGAGGCCAGGCCGTGCCGTGAGCCGTCCTTGTAGACAATCGCAGCCACCGACTGCTCCCGAAGGGCCTTGGCCAGCGCCCGGCCCGCCTGCGTGGCTGGTGTGCCCGTGTAGAGCCGGTCTGAGACGTGGTCCCGGGCCAGGGTGCGGATCAGGTCCTTGGTGGTCTGGCGCATGTGCGTGGTGGCCTGCAGCAGGTCTGCGTGGGTGTCCGCGGCGAGGTGGGTGATCGCGTCCAGGTCAACCCCGGTCGAGGCCACCGCCCCACCGACGGTCAGCGCGGTGGCGTGCGCACCGAGGAGGTACGCGTCTCTGACCCCTGCCAGGACGTGGCGGGCGGCGATCTCATCCGCAGCGTCAGCCAAGGCTGCGATGTGGGCCTGCAGCTCGAGGAGGCGGCGTCTGCGGGCCGCGGCGCCCATGGCCGGCCAATCCTGCTCCAGCTGGTCGACCTGGGCGCTGACGCGGGCCCAGACCCGCTCCAGGTCGCGGCGCAAGATCACAGTCAGGGCTTCGATCGAGTCGGCGATCGCCGACGCAGCTCCGGGGTTGTCAGCCACGGGCGGTGACCCTGCGCAGATGCGTCGAGGTCGAGGTGCCCCCGGTCACGTCAGCGGTCTCGTCCTGCTCGAGGCGAAGGATCTGCGCGTCGAGCGCGACCAGGTCCGTCTTGGAGCTCGACACGGACAGGACCCCGGTCAGAGTGAAGGAGGACGCCTCAGACCCGCCGGCACCAGCCGCACGGCGGCGCTTCAACACCCTCAGGGCGACCAAGCGCCACCTGTCGGCCAACGCGGCCGCATACAGGCCCAGGGTGACGTCCGTGGGTGGGGTGGAGTCGCCGATCTCGTCACGGATCAGGTCAAGGTCGGTCGTCGTGAGCGCCATTATTCGTATCCTCCGTCGCGCGCGGA